GTGAGCGTCGATTCGCCGTCCGAAGTCAACGCGTTATTGCGCGAACAGGTCCAAACCATCGCAGTGAAAATCGAGTTGCTCAAGATGTTGGCGGAGAAATCGAAGGCTGAGAGCGTCTACAGCGCGTTGGGCTTCGCCTCCTGGGAGGAATACCTCGCCGACGTAGTCAGTGAAGTCACCGCCGGAGGGACCAACTCATTGACCCCTATCCTGGCACTCTTCCGGTCCGTACTGGACTGACCCGCGTGAACCTGGCCCGCCTTCAAAGAGAGAGGGAGGCGGGCCGGGTTCACGTCGACAGTGGCGAGTGAAGAAGATCGACGCCGCCGCGTCGCGCCGATAACGGCTTAAGGGGTCACCGGGCAATATGTGCGGATCGCGATGGCGGCGAAAACGCCGGATTGGACATCGTTGAGGGCGGTACGCCGACTCACCTCTGATTTCAGGGCGTCAACGTCGGCCCCAGGTTGACCACTGGCCACGCAAACGTAACGTCCAATGTCTCCGATGGCGCTAGCCGGTGCGTTCGCCCACGAGATGCCCCGTTCAGCGAGGGTATTGATGAACTGATCGTCGGTGTTGTCGGCGTGAGCTTGCGGCGCGAGCGCGATTGCTGACACAGCCGTTGCAACCGCAAAGATGTTCCTCCCCATGGGGTTTAGGTTACGCCGGGGGCCGCAGCATCCTAGAATTCCCTCGTTGTGAGCACTAGCCGAGGCCCCATCGACGTTGGTTACATGGCACTCATCGCACGGGCGGCGATTGCGGTATTCAATCCACAACGAGACCCCAGCGTCGAGGAAGCGCTAGAGCTGCCGAATCCTGGCGAGATGCGCGACAACTTGTCTCGTGGTCTCACGATTTACCATTTGCTGCGGTACTTGAACACCTTCAGCGAGATTGATCACTTGCAGTACGCAATGCCGATTACGCAGCTTTGCGCTGATATGGAACGCAGCGGATACCTAATAAAGCACCCATTTATACGCCCACCAGACCAACACCAAATTATCAACCAGTACTACATGTCGGTGGGCGGAATAAGCGACATTCAAGGCCGAGGGGACCTTTGGCTATCAGGATTACTCGGCGCCGGGCTAATAATCCCTACCTATGGCTCAGTTACAATCGCGATTACGGGATCTCCTCGTGCAATCGGCGGACGGGCGATTGGATCAGGCATGGTCCTAGATGAGCGACATATCTTGACCGCCAAGCATGTAGTTGACGGGATGACCGTCGACGCCACGTTGCTTACTCCGACGATGGCACCGCCAAGATCCAACGCTCCACGAATCCACAGCAAGGCTCCGCCTCGGGCAGCCGCACCGGTTCGCGTCGCCGCAGTTCATAGGAGCCCCGACATCGATCTAGCCGTGATCGAGATCGAGGACGCGCTAGGGCGGTCACCGCTAAAACCGCTTCGGGACGTGGGGTTTCGCAATCCGCGGTGGGGCGATACGACATATGTTTTCGGATATCCCCCCGGACAGATCCCCGACAATGAAAACGGGCCAAATCTGATCGTTCAGCGCGGCGAAGTCGTCAATCCGGATGTGAGAGGATATGACCGCCGCCCGTTGTTTCTTTACTCCGCTATTGCGAGGCCGGGTGCAAGTGGTGGGCCAATTGTCGCACAAGACGGGCGCGTCATTGGCATGGTGATCGAGGAGGGCTTTTCCGCCGAGAACTCTCTCGGCGAAGAACGGTCGAACGTAAAGGAACCGGGGATACAACCAACGGAGTTCGGAGGCTTTTATCTCGGGATTCCGGCTGGCGAGATGCTCCAGGCCCTAGCAGACCTCGGTCTCGGCGCGCTGGCGGAGTACGACGACCTCTGACCCAAGTTAGGACGGGTTCGGCAGTCTCATTCGTTGACCCAGCCGCCGAGAATCTGCATCACTTCGGATGTGCTCTTGCCGGTAACTTCCGCGAGTTCTTTGATGGCTTTGCCTGCAACGCCGACCAACCCGCCGATCAACATCAGCGCTCCATCTGGGGCTTCGGTCGCGTAACTGAGGATGCGGCTCTGAGTTAGCGTGGGGTCGTTACTCTGCCAAGCAGTCATCACGTCGATGCCCCATCGGAACGCTTCGATGTCCCGGTCGTCCATGCCGTCGTTGGCGCGTTGACTCATACGAACGAGTGTTCCACACCCCACGAGACTTTTCAGGGCCTCTATCCTTCGGAAAGCTTCTCATTTGAGCATGACGCGCGTAGCACTTCGTCCGCTTGTGTCACTTTTTCGAACGTGCTACGGACGATGAGAACCAGTGTGCCACCACACTTTACGACGCCTGGTGACAGCACAAGAGTGCCCGACTTTCCTACCGTCAACTTATACGCGATCTCGCCGGACGGCACATGCTTCAGGTCGAACCTAAGGTCGCAAAGATCAGCCTGATCGTTGCCGCCGTTCTCCCGTAGCGTGCCAGTCGCCAAGATCTGATCCGAAGCGCCTCGGAGAATCACCACGTCGCCAATATCGACGGCCAAATCTGGGAACCAGCAAGCATTATGTGGCCCGACTGGTGCCCTCGTCCCCGTCACCTGCCCGTAGACATCAAAGGTTTCGACTGTTCTCCCGCTTTCTGCATGCGCGCACGCAGCGGTCAAGGCGCAAAGTATGCCCAAACCAATCGCCCGCAATCTGCACAGCAGAGTCCCGGCGACCTGAGCGAGATTCACATCCCGTAGATTACCCGCCTCGGTGGGACGGTATCCGGGATTGACTAGCCGACTATCCGCTGACTTACCACGGTGACTTTGGACGGCTGGCCTTGAAGGTTCGTGAACACCCTTGGCCCGCCGATGATCCGGTACTCCACGCCGTGGACGCGAAGCACGCCGTTGGGCTTCGCGTTGAGGACGGCGGGATCAGGTGGCGCGGTGGTCTTCCACATCTGGGTGGCCACGTCGATGTCACCTTCGGGCGTTTCACTGAACGGCAGGGGCCGGTGTCGGCAGCCTGGTACGTCGGTGGCGGTCTCGGCTTGGGTGTAGGTGCCGAGCGCGCCGGGAGTACCGGAGTCCTCGTAGGCGACGAACGCCACGGTCTGGCCCCCGAAGACTAGACGGCAGCCCATTGTTTCCGATACGTCGCAATGATGTTCTCCACGTCGGGGTCTAGTGCCGAGACATTCCATTTGTACTCAACGTCATCGATGCGTTGATCGGTGATCGCCCCGGCGACGTTTTGTCGGCGGTCGTACAGTTTTGCGGCGGTCATCGCTGTCGCAACGCGGATGGCTTTCGGGACCTCGGTCCAGCCCCAGCGTGCGGTGACCCGTACCCAACCGTGGTTGGGTCCGTGACAGCCGTAGTACTGGCCCCACGCGGGACGGTTGTCGCGCAATTCAATACCGGTCCACGGTCGCCCCTTTGGGTTGCGCGGCAACAGAACGTAATCGGTGACCGTCACGCCGTCGACCTCAACCACGAGGTCATCGGTGGTCATAAAGTCGTCCACGTCGACTATCGTTCCGAACCGCGAATGCGAGGCCTGATACGTCCGCTGTTCCGGATCGGTGACCGCGCGAAACGTTCTCCCACAAGCTTTTTCGACCGTGCCGGCGGCGGCCTCTATACACCACAGGACATTTGGATCAGCGGGGTCTAGGTCGGTCCACTGCGCTAGGTCGGCGGGGTCCGGGTAGGTCATTGCACCGCCTTGCGCCGAGTTCGCTTGGGATTGGGCACAGTGTGGACCTCGCCAGCCCGCGCGGCGATCTCGGCGTCCACCTTGGCGAGCTGCGCCAGAAGCGCAGCCCGCCGTACCGCCAATTCAGCGATGGTGCGTGCCATTAGACGTCCTGAGTGGCGAGGACCGTGTAGGCCTTGCGGTTCTGAATGTTGCCGTCAGCGCGTTCCCACGCGACGAACTCAACTTCACCGTTAGACGCGCGGGTCCACGGGTTGACCACGATGGTCAGCGGGGCAACCTTGCGGATGACGTATGCCTCGGCAAGGTCGCCCAGAATGGCGAAGTTGGTGGAATCGCCTGCGGCATTCGGCATCTGCTGGTCGAGAATGACCTCGTAGCCGAGCAGAGTCTTGACCGGCGCACCACTGATACCGGAGACAGCCTGATCCTGAATCAGCGGACGACCGTTGTCGTCCACCAGCTTGCGGATGGCAACCCACGTCGCCTTGTTGAACACCCACTTGGCGTTCTGCTCGTAGGCCGGGTCTAGCTTGGCCTCCAGGTCCAGCAGATCGTTATAGGTGATCGTGGTGGTGGTGGTCAGCGCCTTGTCCTCGGTGAGGCCCGCGTGACAGATGCCGAACGGCAGAGTGGTGCCAGCACCAACAGCCCAGTCCGAGGCCTGCTTACGAGCGATACGGGTGCCAAGCGCCTTCGCGAGGTAGGCCTCAACGTCAAACGCGGCGTCCTGCAACAGTTCCACGGGCACGCGCAGAGGGAGGTTGTTGGCACCGCTGGAGGTGTACTTGAACGCGCCGAGCGCGACAGTGCCGAAGGTCAGGTCCGCACCACTGGAGAAGGCAGCCGACTCGGCGGTGATGGTGCCGGTGTTGGCGGTGTCGTCGTTGGACGGGTACTCCAGTGCAGCGCCGGTCTCGGTGGTGATGGTCTCGACCTCGGCGGCCAGACCGCCGAACGCCTTCTGGACCTCCACGAGCTTGGTACGGAACGCCGGGGCCACCATGTAGCCTCCCGCGCTATCGCTGGCGGTGCCCTGTGCGCGAAGCTCGGCGATGTCAGCGTTGGCCTGTCCCGTTACAAGATACGAGCGGAACGCCTCGTCAAGGCCCGTATCGGCCTTCGCGGTAGTGACATGAACGCCGACGTGGTTGGCCGGGGTGACGTACCCCTGGTGGCGCGAACGGAACTGCTCGGTGTCTTCGCTGCGCTTGAGGTCGGCCTCCAGTGAAGTCACTTCGGCGAACTCGTCGTCAGTCAGCGAGCGAGTGTCGGAGATGTTGTTGAATTCGGCGAGCTTCGCCAGAATCTCAGTCTTGGTCAATTGGATACCTTTCGGTTGTAGCGAACGTCGAAACGCGCGCGGAACATTTGGGTGCGCCCGTCAATGGGCTGAGTGGGTTTACTGCGGACGGCCACATCGGTCCCGGCGTAGGCCGGGTAGGTCACTACGGACACGTCGAGAAGCCGGGAAATACTGGTGTGCGTACGGAGGTCGCGGCCCTCATACGTCGACCAGTCCTGTTCACCGGCAACAAATCCGAATGAACAACCAGTCAGCAATTGCGCCTCTACGAGAGCGCGCACGTCATTGCCGACCGTGGTATCTGGCAGGTCTAAAACGAACTCCAAACCATGACTGTCAGCGCGCAGTTGAAGCGTGTTTGGCGTGCGGGCCAGCAGCATGTTGGGGTCGTGGTTGAGCAGTCCACGGACATCGAGTTCGGGAGAAGCGAGCGCCGAACGGAATGCCGTTGGTGCGAGCTGCTCCCAGTAGTAGCCAATGTCGGTGCGCTGATTGAACACAGCGGCGTACCCGCTGAGTTTCTTGCCGGTGATCGCTGTCTCTAGATCGGCGAACCGGCGTTCGATGTTGGTCACTGTGGGACCTCCGGTGGCAGTGGCATCGGCTTCGTGGTGAGCACGTCGCCGCCGTCGATGGGTGGCATATTCAGGACCCGCCGCGCCTCATTCGTGGTCATCACGCCTGCGGCTACTTGGTCGATGAGCAAGCCGATTTCGGTCTCCGGTGCCGGGGACAGCAAGGCGCGGTAGTCGAACTCGGCGCGAACTGTGGGCGGCAACAGCAGTGAGAGGCGGTCCTCCAGCGGGGAAGTCCAGAGCTTGAACGTCCACGACGCCATGGCCTTGTGCATCTCTGCAATGCCTGTGCCCCAACTGGATTGCTTCTCAGACAGGCCAACCAGCGAATCGGGCACGCCGAACCACGTTGCAATCTCCGCCTTTTGGAACGCCCGCGACTGGAGCCACTGGCTGTCCTCGTTGGAGATGATGAACGGGTGGATTTGCAAGTTGCGGTTGATGAACCCGATGCGGCCTGCGTTGGCGGGACCGGTCAGGCCGCGTTCCAGGTCAACGATGAGGTCTCGCGCGTCGTCGGCGGAGATGTCATCGGCGAGGCTGGCAATCGCACTGACCGAGGGACCCTGACCGTGGAAGTTCGCCGCCGAGGAGTCCGCCGCCAGCGCGGTACCAAAGGCACCGTTGCGCGCCAGGTGTAGCGGCGACAGTCCACGGATGCCATCGGTGGACAGACCCTTGACGTGAGTCAGCGTGTCGTCGTTGAACATCTCGGTGGTGCCGTTGAGCAGTGAGACGCGGTAGGACTTGCGGCCCTGGCTGTCCACGTCGATGCCGACTGCGGACGGGTGAATCGGGCTGACGCCCATCAACTGCCCAGCGCCGCCATAGATGTGGGCGAGGTAGGCGTTACCCCACAGCAGCAAGTGAGCGGTGGCGGTCTGGATCAACTCGAAACGCGTCAGTCCGCCAGCCGGGGCGTCAAGCCACGACGGGACCCGCTGCGTGATGCCGTCCTGTTCGCGGATGGCCCGCAGCGGGAGCGTCGAGATGCCGCCCGCAATGATCTGGACGCACCGCCAGACGGCAGCCACGCCGAGCATGTTGTGCTCGCTGACGTGAACGCCGGTCAGGGATCGGTTGCCGCCGAACAGTTCCACCAGGCGGGGATCACTAATCGAATAGTTGCGCTTCTCGGAAGCTTCTACGGGCGGCGGGTCGGGTGGACGCTGAAAAGCGCGTCTGAGCAGGGACAATGAGTCTCCAAACTGGTGGATTCAAGCCGGAATTTCGGGCGCGAAAAGGCGTCCGTGCAGGTCACGGCATGTTTTGGTGGTGTGAGTGAGAAAAATCGCGCCCGTGGGTCGGGAGGCGGTCAGCCGCTCCAGACTTTTCGGCAAGCCCCTGACCTGCGGTTATTTACGCGAACGGGCGTGCCGGGCAAAGGCGGTGTAGGCGAATTGTGTTGCTTCGCAGTCGATTACGCCGACCACAACACGAAGGGCTTGGCCTTCGGCTTGGTCACCGCGACACTCGCTCGGCTGTGCGCCAGGACGGCGGCTACCGCGAGGTCGATCTTGGCGGGGCTGTCTTTGTCCGGCTTAGTGATCACGTCACCGTGCGGCGTGGACTTCACGACGGCATTGGCGACATGGCGGGCTAGGCGTGGATCACCGCTGTGCGACAGTGCACCGTCCATCACGGCGGCGTAGAACGACGAGCAGGCGGGACCCATGCGGGCCACTGAGTACGTTGGGACCTCAATGACCTTGTCGCCCCAGCGCGCGCCCCACTCGGCTATCTCTCGTTGCCAATACGGAGGGTCACACGCAAGCTCTTGTACGTCCCAGTGATCGAACGCCATTGCCACGGTGTCCATCACGTCGTCACGCGGGACGCGCCAGCCTTGCCGACCAGGGTTCTCCCAACACCCGACAACGAACACATGGCCCTCACGGGTACAGCCGACCAGTGCGGTGCTGTCACCGGAATACGAGCCGTCGAAGCCCAGCCATACGCGCGTGCCTTGTGGTGGCTCGTCGTAGGTGGTGAGGGCGTCCCACGCGCCATAGGGCAGCCACGCGGAATGTGTTGCGGTCCAACACCCTAACGCGAATCGGCGGAACTCGTGCTCTGGGAGTGTCTTGTAGTCGTACTCCAGCGCCTCGGCGAAGCCGGGTCGATCAATGCACGGGTTGGCTACGCGCCAGTTGGCCCGGTCATCAAGCGGGAGCGCCGGATCAGCCTCATAGATGCGCCCTGGCAGATCACCGGACTTCACCGACTGGTAAAGCTCGTGCGCTCTACAGGTGAGGTCATAACCCGGTGTCGTGATCCCGAATAGCAGTGCGTCGGTTCGGGCGCGGCCTGCCTGTTGCATCCCGTCCCAGACTTCGGAGGGTAGTAGGTGGACTTCATCCGCGAGGACGAGGTGCGGGTTAATACCCTGGGCGGCTTTGAAGTTGCCGGGTCTGACTTGGATGAACGATCCGGTTTCGGGGCATTCGATCTTGTCTTTGAAGATCCACAACGAATCGCGGAGATGCTCGGACCCGTTGATGAGGTCGTGCAGTTCCCGCATGAGAACGGAGTTGAGGTTGCGCTCGCTGTCGCTGATCGCGTACACATGCCGCTGCTTCTTCAGGCAAATCTCAAGTAGGCCTAAAACCGCTGCGGCGCGGGTCTTTCCATTTTTTCGTGCGATCTGGGCGTAATAGACTCGGGGCCGGTCGGGTCCGCTTAGTTCGCGCAGTAGCTCACGCTGCCAGGTGTACAGCTTCTCCCCCGTGGCGTGTTCGATCCACGGGACCGGAGAACGTTTCGGTGGTAGCGGTTTGAGGTTCGCGCTGACTTTCGGCCCAGCGGCCAGCGCCACCTAGCGGTGGTCCTTCATGTCGTGCTCCAGAGAGGTCTAGTGGCCGCCCTTGGAGCTATTGCACGCTCGGCAAGAGGGCTGGCGGTTATCGATCCGGTGATCGGTGGCGTCACCGTTGATGTGATCCCATGTGGTGGCTGGCGCGCCGTCGCAGAGAATGCGGAGAACGCACCGCCCGCCAGGTGTCCCCCACGCTTTGAAGGCGGGGTGTTCCCAACGGGCGGCGCGAAACTCACGCGTGCATTGCGGACAGCGGGTGTTGTGTGAGAGCCGACCACAACTCAGGCACGGCCGCTTCATCGCGGACCCGACGGGGCGTTCTGCGCCCAAGCCGCGTTGGCCAACGCCTTGGCATTCGCATCCGGCTCACCGTGCAACTCAGCGTTGACGTTGACGTTGTTAGTCGTGTTACTCGTTGCGCCCGTACCGATGCCGCGTTCTTTGTCTCGCTTGTCGACCTGGTCAGCGGTGAGCGGGCCATCCTTGCTATCGGCGGTGTTGGCCTTATCGCTCTTGGTCATTGCGCCTGCGGTGATGTCAGCGACCGGGCGGATACCGGCGATACCCCCGATAACACGGCCAAGCCACCCACGCGTGGGATCGGCTAGCTGTGACTCGACGGGGAGGAACGTCTCCATCAACCCCTGAACACCGATACCGGCTGCCTGCGCACCGAATCCGATGGCGCGGTTGAGTTCATCAATGCCGATCTGGGCGAGCGCGGATGCGGCTGCACCGCCAGCGCCGCCGTCCATGCCGCCAGCCATGAGTCCCGCAGCACCGGCAGCCGATGTGGCAGCCGACCCGATGAGACCCGTGATACCGCCCTTGCCGAAGCCGATGCCGCTGGACTGCGGTAGGCCTTGTCCGAGCGGGATGCCGCGCGATGCGGTGGACCGGGTACCGGTCGTGTTGGCCAACTGCCATGGGGAGCCGGTGTTGTATGCCGGTCCCGCGTTTCCGCCGAGGGTGCCGAGACCAGGTGATGCCGATTCCGGGGTATTCATGCCGCCGTAGGCCGACGATCCGGCCTGCGGGGTACTTCCACCCCCGAAGAGGCTTGCCAACGTCCCGCCAGACGATCCACCGGATGACGATCCGCCACTGGATGAGATGCGCCCGAGCGCGTCGGGCACCTGCTCACCGCGAGCGTTCTGGCGAGGGGCCAGCGCGCCCAGGAGACCCGAGCCAGGACCAGCCGAGCCCAGCGCTGACGTGACGCCCGAGAGCGCCCCGAACACAGGCGCAAAGGCGAGATTGCTGATTGCCTTTACGAGGTTCTCGAAGATCCCCGGCAGTCCCTTGCTGAAGCCGAAGTCGTCGTCGAGCTTCGCGCCGAACTGCTGACCGAGGTCGGATGCGGCGCGGCTTGAAACGTCCTGAATCGACACGGGCGTTGGTGATCCGAGGGAACCGAGGGAACTGTGATCGAGTGGCAGATGGTATTGCTTTTGAAACTGTGGATCGAGTGCGCCCGCGGCACCATTGCCGTAGCGGACACCGCCTCCAGCGCCACCACTTTCAAAGTTTTGACCATTCGGCAACGTCGCGGCCATATGCGCGTTCGGACCGTACGGTGTCACACCAATATTCAGGTCACCTGGGACATAACCAGGCTTAAACCCGAGCTTCGCGGCCTCGGCATCGGAGCCGAAGTTCGCAGTGGTGAATAGCCTTGCGGGCGTGGACCGGCCATTGCGCAGTACCTCAACAAGGTCGGAGATTGCGCCCGAGCAATCCGCGAGACCATGGGCCAGATCGGACGCCGGGGCGTAATGCGCGCCGTTGGACGCTGCGGCGAATTGCAGCATTGCGCCGACATTCGCGTTAGAACCGGTGTAGGACTCCGACGGTGACGAACCACCGCCGCCGCCCGACGATGATGACGCCGGGGCGGCGAAGATGCTGCCCGGTGTTTGCCAACTCGGTGTAGTCGGGCGCGGCACACCCACCGAGGACCCGAGGAAACCGGGACCGGTAGGTGCTGCCGAGGGTAGGACGGCGGGATCATCAACGCCGCGACGTTGACGCTGGGCACCGGGGCCGCCCCCAAGTTGCGGGATACCCGGCAGGATGAGACCCATGTCGGCGGCGTTCTGCTGATCCGGCATTGCGCCGACACCGAGCAGCGGTGCCCACTTCGCCAGGTTCGCGAGGAACGGCGCCCACGCGGCACTAGTGGCGGCGGCACCGGCTGCGGCTGACGCGGGGATCGTGGTCCCGAGAAGCGTTGAGACAGTTTTCAACGCGGTGGTGAGCGAGGCAATGCCTTCAATGGCTTTCCACGCGCCGAATGCGCCGACCACGGCATAGATCAGGGCCGGGTGGTCTCGTAGTACGCCTGCGATCCGGCTCAGCATCTCCGCAATCGGTGGCAGGATCGTTCGGGCGGCAGGGGCCAGCGAGGCGAACGCCTTGCCGACGTCGAACACAACACCGGCCAGAACCTTTACCGTGTCGATGGCTTGTGAAATCCATTGCTGGAGTTGCCCGGTACGTTGCGCGGTCTCAATGAAGCTGGAGAACTTCAGGGCGGCATCCGAGATGCCCCGAGCGAGGCCGGGGAAGAAATCCGATCCCACCGAGGTAATGCGGACCAGGGCGTCGGTAAAGGACCGGGCGGCGGGTGCGATCTGAGTGAACGCGGTCGAGATGTTGTCGAACACATGCTCCAGAGCTGCGGCGCTTTCCGGTTGCATCAACTCCGCACCGATGGCGCGGAACGCCTGATTGAACGATCCGGCGACGCTCGTTGTGAGGCCCTGAAGCGGAGCCTTGAATGCGTCGGTGAGGGCGGTCAATTCACCGCCCACGCCCTTGAACAAAGAGTCTTGCGTGGCGCTCTGCAATTCGTGCAACGCGGGCAAAACCGACTTGATCGATGAGGCAGCCTCGCGGGCGTTCGGCGACAGCGTTTGCAACGACGCCGCAAACTTGGACGGGTCACCCACGTTTTTCATCGCGTCACCGAAGCCGTGGACGCCGAGAGCGAGTGATCCGAATGCGGCACCGGCTGCGCCGAGCACACCCGGCATGAGCGCGATCGCACCCGTAAGCGATGCGGCTGCACCGGCTGCGGCGAGCAGCAGCGGACCAGCACCTGCCCACCCGAGACTCATAGCACCGCTGGCAAGTCCGCTACCGACACCGCTGAGGCCCCCCGACTCTTCGGGCCGACCACGATTCAGGCGGCGGTGTGCCTCGTTAGAAGCATTGACTGCCTTCACGTACTGGAGTTCGGCGCGGGCGGCGCGTTCAGCCGACCGAGCCGCCGAGGTGCGCTGGGCGTCGAGCTTGGCCTCCAGCTTGGTCTCCGCGTCGATGTCTCGGGAGTGGCCCCGGCGACGGTCCTGAAGAAGTTGTTCAGTCCGCATCGCCGCACGGGTCGCGGCGTCCGTCTTGCGGCGGGCTGTCTCAAGGGATAGTTCTTTAAGCTCAACGACTTTCACCGCTTCGGCGACACGGTCGGCGGCAGTCTTCATCCGTGAGCTTGCCGACTTCTCGAAACCAGCGGCGAGCGCGTTACCGGAGTTGATGCCGGTTTGATTGAAGCCCGCGACGAACTGTGAGTCCACGTCGCGGCGCAGTCGTTCGGCGTCCCGCTTTAGTTCGCGGTCCTTCAGGTACAATTGCACGTCAAGCGTGATAGCCAATATTGTTCTCCTAGAACAGGAATGAACGCCGCCGGCGGGGAATCAGCGCTTGGCGTTTTCTATATTTTGGGGAAAAAGTTTGGACCCCGCCGCGCATTCGGCTTTAATGACCGGGCACTGGTCACCGAAGGCGCGGCGGGAATGTTCCACGCGATAGGAGGTGAACGCGGCAGGCGGAGTGATCAGACGCCGTGCAGCAAGAAAACTCGCGCGGAAGTTAGACCCGCACCCCGGACCTGGAGGGGGAAGCAACCAACAGGTTCCGAGGTGCGGGAGATTACGAGTAGGCGAGGCCTACTTGAAACATGCTCTGCTTGCAGAGAATTTGATCGTTGGGGTAGTCCACCCATTTGGGCGACTGGGTACACGTCAGGTAGTCGATAGAGGCGTTACGATCCCGCTTCGCCAGATAGACGTCCGGTAGATCGATGGCAAGTGCCAACATCAGCCGGTGGACGCCCGAGGCAGTGTCGGCGGCGGCATCCTCACCTAGCGCCTTATCGCACAGCACTCTCAGCGAGACAAGATGATCGGCGGTGCCTGCGGTGGGGTCCTCGCGTCCATCGACGTGGCGCACCAGGACGAAGGGCAGCGGGTCATTGGCGCGCCGAGTGACGGCAGTGCGGTAGGCGGTGCAAGATCTTGTAGACGACGAGATCTTGCCAAGATGGCTTACCAGGACTTCCTCTACGTCGTCAGGTTCGGGCAACGTCGGCGTGGATCAGGATGCGCTGTCCGTCGAGTTCAAGGGCGGCGCGATAGCCCGAACCGCTCCATGAGCCAGCTACGAGCGGGTGTGTGGTCACCGTGCCGTCAGGGCCTTCCAGGATGACGGCGGTAGGCGTGTGGGTCATTGTTTCCCCTTTAAGTTTTCGTCGGCGCTTACGCCGCGTTGGGCCGCGCTCGTCCAGGACGATGGCGAGTTGTAGAGATGCTGCGGGGCGCTTCAATTCGTAGAACTCGATGCGGTCCACGAGCGCGTCGGCAAGCCGGAGTGCTTCATCGCGCGTCAGCAATATGCGGGTTGGCTTGTCTGCGGGCTCACCAGGTGTCGGGCTGACGTACTGGCAGACCGAGACTCGCCCGTGCCGGTTGGTGCTGACCAGAATGCGATGCCGGTCGGGGTCGTCGGTCTCGACGTTCACCGCTGGCGGGCCTCAACGGCTTCTAGGGCGTCGTGTATGGCATCCGCGAGATAGCGCGCCTCGCTGGCGGTAAACCGGATTCGGGTAGCCGGGACGGTGCCGTAATCCTCCACGGTGACGCGGCCCCGGCGACTAACACGTATGCCTGCTGGTTCGCGATCTGATCGATCAATCTTGGTCCACAAAGTCGTTGTTCCCCTGAAGTCTCTGCGCGCGTTGACATACGGTGTGACCGTCTAGCGCGAATCGTCGTGTTCCCAGCCACCGCCGCCGAAGGCGGGTGAGGTTGCTCTGCTGTTGCGTGGGTCCCCAATCTCCAACCGGCGCAGTCGTTCCCCCGCCCCGTTAAGAGGATTACGACCGGCAGCACTGTCGGATGGATACGGAGCCCGTCCCCCTCGGCACCCTGCGGGGCCGGGGTGGCAGCCCCCGAGGCCACGGGGTTTCTGTTGCGTCCGACGTTTATGCCGGTCAGGACGCTTAACGAGGGTGTTGGACCGGGTCTGCTCCATACCCCAATGGTCGGACTTGAGATTCTTTAGAAGGCGGCCAACTTTTTGCTGGTAGTGGCGCTTTTTGCGGACACATGTTGCCCACTAGGCGGACAAGTTTTGTCCGGTTCAGATTTCACCGCAGTATCCGCACGGCTTGATTGTGCCGAGATTCTTGTACACCGAACCGGGCGGGACCCGCAGGCACCGAAGCGACGACTTGCTGTCGAGGTAGCCGTACCGGATGGCGTCGGTCAGTGCGCGGCGTAGCTGACGATCCCCTGCCTTCAGTTCCTCCGCCAACTTGCCCCTCGCGTAGTTGGCGTGACCATTGCTCTCGTGATCGGCGTAGGCCAAGAAGCTCAATCGCAACCACAGCGGGATCGGGGGAACCGTGCCGCTCTTCTTGGTCCCCTTCGGCTCTTGGTTCGCCGCGAGTGCCCGCAGCCGCCATGTCGATTGCCGGTGCATTGCACCGGGATGTAGGTGGCTGGCCCGCCAGGCTGAACTACTTGGTGGTGATGATGTCTCGCTCATTCTCGGTCTTCTCTGCCGCTGCGCGGCTGCTCTGTCCAGTGATGGTGAAGATGGCGTCGAGTACGGCGGCGAGTTCATCCTCGGAGAGATGGACCCGCGACGATCCCTGATGGATGATTGCGCCCTTGTCATGCCGTCGTGGAGCGACGAACGTGGGTGTTCCGGTACCTAAATCCACCTTCACGATTCATCGCCTCCTGCGCCGCCGTGATCCGGCGTTCCGTGGAAGTGGAAGGCGGTTCTGCTGAAGACGTGGTGAGCCGGTGACGAGCCGCCTTGCGGGCGTTCGTAACTGCCGTCTTCAATGATGGTTGCCAGCGCGTCGGTGTTGGTGATCCGCCAGGACGGCAAGCGTCCCACCGCGTTACGCGCCCGAACCTTGAAGGATTCGCGGTAGTGGACTGTGTTGTCGTCGGCGGGGTCGTATGGACTGATCGACCGGGCGTATTCAACAACTTCCTCGGTGAAAGCGCGGCCCTTGGTCTTAAGCTCCGCCTCGCCCTGGGCCTCAATGGCGCGCCTGATTTCTCGGGCGATGTCCTCAGCAGAGTCACTCATACGAGTTGCCCGCCGACCGCCAGGACCCCGGCAAGTAGTTGCTTTCCGAGTTCACCGGCCACGTCAACGGTCAGCGGCAAGAAATACTGATCCCCGCCGATATCGGTGACAGTGAGGAAAACGTGTCCCTCATTGGCGGTGACCTCAAATGAGGCACCCGGCAATTTGCGTCTGGTCATTGTGTTAATCCTTGAAGTTTGTGGCGCGCCGCTCTAGGTCGTTGAGTAGCGCAACGGCTTTGCTGCGCCGTCGATGAAAGCGACTCTGGCGCAGTTCATAACACCGCGCACACTCCCCGTTAATGAGGTCGGCTGGGCCGCGCAGATCGTGGAGTTGGTTCTTACACATATGTTCTCCGTTGACTACGGCTGGTAATGAAAAATTCTGAGAGGAAAGTTCCTCTACTAATACGGGAATTTAAGCGACGAAAACGGGGTGTTTGTCGACCGATTCGAGTGTGATTCTCTTAACAATTTTGTAGCGCTCGCGGCGTTTGGCATTGTCGTCAACCCGCTGGCATTCCGTACACCGCTCTGGCGGGCGGCCTGGTTGGCGAAGCCGTCCGACACAACCGTTGCACCGGCAGAACTGCCAGCCCTCATCATCGGACCAGCACGTCGGTTCGCCGAATTCACAAGCACTCCAGCACCATCGGATCGGCAGCGGCCAACCACACTCGCACACAACGGATTTGTCAGCCGGGACCGGCTTGCGGGTGCGGTGGTCGGCACCGACCCAATCGCCATCGTCATCGTCTAGCCAGAGTTCACCGTGGTGCCCGGTGTCGTTCCACAGGTTGGCAACATCGGGCTCAGCCGTTGATCCCTCGTGAAGCGACTGCGACAGGGGCAGAAACTCCCCCGCGTCGTCGTAGGCGTCGGTGTCGAGTTGAGATTGCTGGACGGACGCGATCAACGTGTCTCTACCGTCGCGCGCCGCCTGCGCGCCGATCCAGCGCTGATGCCGCTCGCGTGAGTGCTGGTCTTGTTCGAATTCCTAAAGAGGTCCAAGGCTTCTCGGATGTCGTCGTTGGTCATCACCCATGTGCGGCCCAGTTTCGTGCCGGGGATGATGCCCTTATTGAGCCGCCGACTCAACCAGTCAACTGACGGGAATGGCCGGGGGACAAGGTCTTTGATGGGGTGAGCCAGTGGCTCATGGGGAATCGCGGTCATGGCCGCAATGGTGGCACTGGGCACCGTCAACGTGCCGGAGTATGCTACTTGTGCAACTTATGGTGCGTGACCTGCGGATTCCGCCCCGTGGGATGCGCAACGGCTCCGGTCTCAGAGCGCTAGGGCGGCAGCCATGGCGTCTGCCACGCCGACTCCGGCACGGCGATCAAGGTGACCGTATCGGTCGATTGTAGTGCGGATACTCTCGTGACCGAGGTGAAGTTGGATCACTGGCAACGGCACTCCGGCGGTGATCAACCACGAGACACAGGTGTGACGAAGGTCATGCACGCGGGGTTTCTTTATCAGCGGCTCGTCGTCAATCCGCGCCTTCGCCACAGCCGGGTACCAAGTGTGTTCGCGCCACGCTTCGATGAAAAGTGGGTTGCCGTGGCTGTTGGTGAACACGTACTCCCCCGAATAGTCGAGAGCATCGAGCACCGCCTCGGGCACGTTAATGGTCCTCCGCGACTTCGGCGTCTTCGGCGGACCAAGCTTGTAACCGCCCCTGGGTTGCTTCTTCCATGCTTGCCGGATTCTGACGGTGTTGTCTTTCCGGTTGATGTGGGCCGGGGTGAGCGCAGTCGCCTCCGAGAAGCGGGCGCCAGATGTCACCAGGAAGTCGGCGAGCGGGTGATGCCGCTCGGGCAGCGCGTCCCTGATTGCCTTGTATTCGTCCCGTTCGAGGAACGTCATCTCCCGGTCAGCCTTCGGCGGACCCTGCCTGGAACTTGGCAGGCGAATCCCTTCGCATGGGCTGGAGGGAATCTTGTGGACGTCCACGGCTGCCTTGAGCGCGCCCGCTAAGAATCCATGCTTGTTCGCGATCGTCTTGGCACTGCCCTCCTGCCCGTTGAGCCACGTCGCCACGTCGTCGCGGCTAAGCGAGGCGAGCGGTATCGCGGCGAGCGACGCAAGGTCACGCTGGGCGTATCTGCGGTACTCCGAGCGGGTGCGGGGTTCTACGCCTGTCAAGTGAGTGATGTGGTGCTCCAGCCACTCGCCTACGGTTTGGCTCTGGCCCTTCGGGGCGGACTTCACCGGGGGCACGCCGAACTTCTCCTGAGCGCGCTCACCACCGACGAGGTTCACGAGATCCCGAAACTTCTCGGCATCGGATCTGTCCGGAAACGTCGTTGATGTTTGCTTGCCGTCGAGGGGGTAGAGGACGGCCCACATGTCTACGCCGTCCTTACGGGTCCGCTTTCGGATCGATGCCATCAGCAGATCATAAGCCTGATTTGATTGACACGGCGATTGACACGGAGTATCGAAGCAGGTAGAGGCCTACGAAAATCGGGATGTAGACCCGCATGAGGGCAGATTAGCTGTCCTTCTTGTCGTCCCCGAGCAGGGTGGAGACGTGATCGTCGACATACGTCGACAGCTCCCGCTCCGGTCGCTGGTAGTTACCGATCACCGGACGCTCGGGCAATTCCACACTCGGCAGATCGACCTGCTGATAGTCGATGCTCGCCAGCAGGTGCGCCATCATGTTGAGCCGCGCGTGCTTCTTGTCGTCGGACTCGACCACGAACCAAGGACTGTTCGGGGTGTCGGTGTGCACCATCATCTGGTCCTTGGCGCGCGAGTAGTCCTCCCAGCGATAGATGGACTCGAGGTCCATCGTGCTGAGCTTCCAGCGCCGCAGCGGATCGTTGCGCCGCGAGCGGAACCTGCGCAGCTGCTCGTCGTCGGAGACCGAGAACCAGTACTTGCGCAGAATGATTCCGTCGTCGATGAGCATCTGCTCGAAGATCGGACACTGCCGCAGAAACAGGGTGTGCTCCTGCGGTGTGCAGAACCCCATCACCCGCTCGACGCCGGCGCGGTTGTACCAGGACCGGTCGAACAGAACGATTTCGCCGCGGGCCGGCAGGTGCTCGACGTAACGCTGGAAGTACCACTGGCCGCGCTCGCGTTCGGTGGGTGCGGGAAGCGCGGCGATGCGCGCGACCCGGGGGCTGAGGTACTCGGCGATCCGCTTGATCGTGCCGCCCTTACCGGCGGCATCCCGACCCTCGAAGACGACGACGACGCGTTCGCCGGTCGCTTTGACCCACTCCTGCAGTTTCACCAATTCGGCTTGCAGCCGAAACAATTCAGCTGCATAGATGTCTTTGGGAATCTTGCGGTTGCGCTTCTTGGTGGAAGCTTCACCGTTGGAGTTGGCCTTGCCCAT